GGACATCCGCAAACGTGTTGACTATGACCTTACCGTGCTTGGCGTCGGCATGTCTAAGCAGGAGTTCCTCCCCGGAGATGGCGTTAAGATTAGCTACGTCGATCCGGCAAACGTGGTGTATAGCTACACCGAAGACCCTCAGTTCAAAGACTGCTTCTATTGGGGAGAGATTAAGACGTTGCCCATTACGGAGCTACTAAAGATTGATCAGACTCTAACGAACGAGGACTTAGATACTATTTCAAAGTATAGCCAGAGCTGGTATGACTATTTCAATGTGGCGCAGTTCTATGAGAACGATGTATTCGCTCGCGATACGGCTACCCTCTTGTACTTTAATTATAAGACCACCAAGAAGTTCGTATATAAAAAGAAAGTTCTTGAAGATGGCAACGCTCGTGTCATCGAGAAGGACGACACATTCAATCCTCCGGCAGAGATGATGGAGGAGGGTAACTTCACAAAGATGGAAAAAACCATCGATGTGTGGTACGAGGGCGTCATGGTGATGGGAACAAACATCATGCTTAAGTGGCAGATGATGGAGAACATGGTTCGTCCTAAGTCCGCATCTCAGCATGCTATGCCAAACTATGTAGCAGTAGCTCCTCGCATGTACAAGGGTAACATCGAATCTTTAGTTCGTCGAATGATTCCATTTGCTGACCTGATTCAGATTACGCACCTTAAGTTGCAACAGGTCATTTCACGTATGGTCCCAGATGGCGTATTTATTGACGCTGATGGACTAAACGAAGTCGACTTGGGCAATGGGGCGTCATACAATCCAGAAGACGCACTGCGCCTTTACTTCCAGACAGGTAGTGTCGTTGGACGCTCCTATACTCAGGACGGTGAATTCAACAATGCCCGCGTGCCCATTCAGCAATTGACTGGGAACTCTGGGCAGCAAAAAATGGCTGCGCTTATTGGCAACTACAATCACTACGTGGACATGATCCGTTCGGTCACCGGCCTTAATGAGGCTCGCGATGGCTCTACTCCGGACCCTAACGCATTGGTTGGCGTGCAGAAGCTTGCCGCCCTGAACTCAAACACAGCAACTCGTCACATCTTGGAGAGCAGTCTATACCTGACTCGCACTCTGGCAGAGGCTCTCGCTATGCGCGTGTCTGACATTCTTGAATACTCAGACCAGAAGGAAGAGTTCATCATGCAGATTGGAAAATATAACGTATCTATCCTTGAGGAGATTAAGGATCTATACCTGTACGATTTTGGAATCTTTATTGAGGTCTCTCCAGACGAGGAGCAGAAGGCTCAGCTTGAAGCAAACATTCAGATGGCATTATCTAAGGGTGACATCAACCTAGAGGATGCCATTGATATTCGTGAGGTTAAAAACCTCAAGATGGCAAACCAACTTCTGAAGGTTAAGCGCAAGCAGAAGTATGAGCAGGACCAGTTGTCCGCTATGCAGCAGCAGCAGGCTCAAGCTCAGATGCAACAGCAGTCACAACAGATTGCGGCACAGGCTGCCATGCAGCAGATTCAGGCAGAGACGCAGAGCAAGATGCAGGTCAAGCAGGCAGAGATTGCATTTGAAATTGAGAAGATGCGCAATGAGGCAGAATTTAAGAAGTCACTTATGGCTGAGGAGTTTGGCTACCAGATGCAGCTTAAAGGAGTTGAGGTGTCGTCCTTAAAGCAGCGAGAAGATGAGCGCGAAACGGCGAAGTCAAAACGCATTAGTCAACAGAATAGTGAGCAATCTAAACTTATTGAACAGCGCAAAAACAATTTACCCCCCGTCGACTTTGAGTCTAATGAAGACTCTCTGGATGGCTTTGATTTCGCGGAGTTCAATCCTCGATAATCAATATATTTTTTACTATAACTTTGTCTAATTAAATTAAATCTATGGAAATCAAGGTAAAAGAACTTGGCGAGGTTGAGTCTAAGTCAGTTCAGCAAATTGAAAATGAACTCTTGGCTAAACACGAAGAGTCATTAAATCAAGATCAAGTCTCTAATGACACCCCAGAAGTGGTGGTATCAAAGGAGGAAGAAACAATCCCCTCACTTAGTGAGGAAGACGTTCTTTCATTTATTAAGAATCGCTACAATAAGCAGATTGATTCAGTAGACCAATTGTTCGCTGAGCGCGAACAATCCGTTGACTTACCTGAAGATGTCGCCGCTTATTTGAATTATAAAAAGGAAACGGGACGAGGCATTAAAGACTTTATGAAGTTAAATGAAGACCTTGATGAGTTAAACCCGGATCAACTTATAGCCCAGTACTACGCTAGTACTGAATCTGACCTCGATAACGAGGACATTGAGTTTATGCTTTCAGAGCGTTTCTCATATGACGAAGAGCTCGATGATGAGTCAGATATCAAGCGTAAGAAACTAGCTAAGAAGAAAGAGCTTGCAAAGGCAAAGAAGTTCTTTGAGGATCAGAAGGAGAAATACCGCGCGCCCCTTGAGTCAAGTGGGAGTGTCATTTCTAAAGAAGATGCTGAAGCTTCTAAGGCCTACAGGGAATATATGGCACAGGCTCAAAGCGCCCAAGAGGAGAACCGGAGACGGTACGAATGGTTTGAGCAGAAGACGAACGAGGTCTTCGGTGACGAGTTCAAAGGTTTTGAATTCTCTGTCAACGATAGAACAGTAGTTTACTCTCCTGCTGAGGCTGCGGAAATGAAGAAGGCTCAGTCCGACATCACGAACTTCGTTAAAAAGTACATGAATGAGGATGGCTTAATCAATGACGCCAAGGGGTACCACAAGGCACTGGCCGTCGCGATGAATCCAGAACGATTTGCTAAGTTCTTTTATGAGCAAGGCATGTCTGCTGCGGTTGATGACGTAACGCGAAAGTCTAAAAACATCAATATGGATGTCCGACAATCGCCTCAGTCATTGAACAAGGGTGGCTTCAACGTAAAATCAATGAGTAACGACAGTGGTCGAGGACTCAAAATTCGTTCTAAAAAATAACAAAAAAACAAAGAAAAAATGGCTGGAACAGTCCAAGCAGTACCCGGGTTTGATTTACAACCCAGTGCTGAACAGGTAGCATTGTCTACCAACTACATCACGAACTTCGATTTCTTGAATCAGTATCTTCCCGATACCTACGAGAAGGAGTTCGAGCGTTACGGTAACCGCACCGTAGCATCTTTCTTGCGCATGGTTGGAGCAGAGATGCCCTCTAACTCCGACCTTATTAAGTGGGCCGAGCAGGGTCGCTTGCACACGAAGTACACCAATGTTACTTCCGCTGCTGCCGCTGCCTCTGACACCGCTACATTGACCATCAACGATACGCTTGTTCCCGGAAGTGGAGCTATCGCTATCCGCGTTGGACAAACCATCATGGTGTCTGCCAACGCAGGTGCCGCCACCTTGTACAACAAGGCTATTGTAACTGCTGTTGACACGGCTGCTTCTACGATTGACGTTGCCTATTATGAGGCTGGCGGTCAGACGTTTGCTGCTGCTGCTGCTTGTAGCTTGTTCATCTATGGTTCTGAATTCAAGAAGGGAACTGACGGAATGGAAGGCTCTTTGGAGGCTGACGACGTTATCTTCGAGAACAGCCCCATCATCATCAAGGACAAGTACGCTGTCTCTGGTTCCGACATGGCTCAGATTGGCTGGGTTGAGGTCACCACTGAGAACGGTGCTACCGGTTACTTGTGGTACTTGAAGTCTGAGCACGAGACTCGCTTGCGCTTTGAAGACTACATGGAGACGGCTATGATCGAGGCAGTTCCTGCTGAGGCTGGTTCTGGTGCCGCTGCTGGCGCTGGCGTTACCTACAAAGGTTCTGAAGGTGTATTCTACGTTGTTAACCAACGCGGTAACGTATGGTCTGGTGGTAACCCATCTACTCTTGGCGAATTCGATTCTATCATCGAGCGCTTAGACAAGCAGGGTTCTATTCAGGAGAACGTAATCTTCTTGGATCGTCAGTTCGGTTTCGATATCGACGATATGTTGGCTGCTCAAAACTCCTACGGTGTTGGCGGTACTTCTTACGGTTTGTTCGATAACGACAAGGACATGGCATTGAACCTCGGCTTCACTGGCTTTACTCGTGGTTATGACTTCTACAAGACCGATTGGAAATACTTGAACGATCCCACCATGCGTGGCGGCTTGAATGCAGGCAAGATCAACGGTATGTTGGTTCCCGCTGGTTCTACTACGGTTTATGACCAGATCCTCGGTAAGAACGCTAAGCGTCCTTTCTTGCACGTTCGCTATCGTGCTTCTGAGACTGAAGATCGTCGTTATAAGACTTGGGTTACTGGTTCTGCTGGTGGTGCTTCCACCTCTAGCTTGGATGCAATGGAGGTTCACTTCCTTTCTGAGCGCGCAGTTTGTACCTTGGGTGCTAACAACTTCTTCATCTTTGAAGACTAATCAAAATCTGGGGAGGGGCGTAAAACCCTCTCCCCTTTTTTAATTTTAATCATATCTGAATCATGGAAAAAACGCTCACCCCCGAGGATAAGTCTTATATCCTTCGCCGCAAGAACGCACCGCTATCCTTTATGCTTGCGTCACGCAATTCTCGCCGTAAACCCCTTTTGTACTTTGATGGACAAACAAACCGCGCACTTCGTTACGCCCGTAACCAGCGCAGTCCATTTGAAGACGAGCAGGACGGCAACGCAATCTTGGAGCCTATCGTATTTGAGGATGGCTTCTTGTTTGTTCCTAAAACTAACCCAGTACTACAGTATTTCTTGTCTCTCCACCCCGGATATGGCAGCATCTTTGAGGAAGTAAACTCAGAGCGTGACGCCATGGAGGAAGTGGAACGACTTGACGCTGAGGTAGATGCACTTATTGCAGCTCGATCACTAGATGTTGAGATGCTTGAAAACATCTGCCGCATCATGCTTGGAGGCAAGGTCGATACAATGACTACAGCTGAACTTAAACGTGATGTATTGGTATACGCCAAGCGGAGCCCTATCG